TCCCAAAATTTCCCCGGAGGGATTTTTCCCTCAATGTTTCCCAATTTCGGGGGGTTAAAACTGGAGGCAAAGTCATCTGAACAAGAGGAGAAGAGGGGAACATGAGGCTTGTAGTTGTGGCAATGTCAGCACTACTGCTACTAATCGTAGTAGGAAGTTCTGGTGCAGTTAGTAATGACCAGGGAAGACGCCTTGCCGGGCCGTTTTGTGTCGGAAAAGCGAATCTCAATAACCTGGAAGGAAGCCGATCTGGTGTTCGATCAGGGAAGACGACAAGAAAGTTCGGGATTCTTCGCGCGGGCGTTGTGCGTTCCGTCGCGGTCAAGCAGCCGTGTCGTTCGTGGGAGATTAGGAAGTTTGGTCTCGCTCTGCCGAAGGTCCCAGGTGTCCCAGGACCTGCTGGTGAGCGCGGACCCGCCGGACCCGCTGGCCCCCCTGGCCCTGCTGGCCCTGCTGGATCTTCAGGCGGTGGTGGAGGATCCGTCGGACCCGCCGGACCTGCCGGACCTGCTGGAGCGGTTGGACCAGCTGGACCCGTTGGTCCCAAGGGAGCTGATGGCAGCGGTCTAGGCGATCATACTCGTTGGATCTGTGTGAACACCGAAGGGGATACCGGGAAGCCGTTGTTCGACGGTGGAACCGGAGTTACTCCCGATTGTAAGCCTGGCGCAAAGTCTGCGTTCAAGGTTGTTACTCAGGGCGACGTCGTAGTCTTCGATTAAGTTTCGAAAGGAGGTCGCGTGCCTGCTAGGCGAAAGCATGATGAAGGCAAGGCAAATCGCCGCAAACCCGCGACAACTCCTGAGGGTCGTGAAAACGAGATGGTTTCTGCAGCTATCGACCTTGCCGAGAAACAGATTCGTAGCGGAAGTGCGTCGTCTCAAGTGATTACGCACTTCCTTAAGTTGGGTTCGACTAGAGAACGACTCGAACAGCAACGACTTGAGCATGAAAACGAATTGACTCGTGTAAAGATCGAAGCTCTTGAATCTCAGAAGCGCGTCGAAGAGCTTTACATGGAAGCGCTTCAAGCAATGCGTTCTTACGCTGGCGATCTCCCAGCTCCAGAGGCCGATGACGATTATTAGAACATATTCTGAGCTGCATCGTCTGGACACGTTCGAAGAACGTTATCGCTATCTTCGATTGGGTGGATTGCTCGGTTTACGAACATTCGGTTTCGATCGATGGGTTAATCAACGTTTTTACAAGTCTCAGGAGTGGAAGTCAACTCGAAATCTAATCATATTACGCGACAATGGTTGTGATCTGGGTGTTCTCGGCTATGAGATTCATTCAGGTTTGCTAATTCATCATATGAATCCGATCTCTTTGGATGAGATCAAACATGGTGATGAATCGATTATAGATCCAAATTTCCTCATAACCACGTCGTTAAGAACACACAATGCCATTCACTATGGTGACGAAGATCTACTTCCTAGGGGTCCGATTGAGAGAAAGTCAGGTGATACGACACTCTGGTAGATGAAATGAGGCTGTACGTATGAAAGAAAACCCAATTGCACTGTGGGCTGGTGTATTTGCTTTCTTTGGTAGCTTGCTTGCTATCGGAATCTTCGATGTATTCAATCCGGATCAGTGGGTCGAGTATATCGGAGCAATTATCGTAGCATTCATTACTGCCGGTTCGGTTTATGCAAAGCAGCGACTTGATGATGCTAAGAAAGTTGTTCAAGGGACTACGTACGAAAAAGGAGAGTGACATGGGTATTGAGGGAGTTGAGACTCTTCACGGAGGGACTGGGACCGAGGATCAGCCCGATCTAGAGGTGCCAGAGACTCCTGGAGTTCCTCCGCCTCTCCAGCCAGAAGGTGACGATCAGGAAGCGGCTGAGGGCACCGAGGCTGAGCCGGTTACCGAGGACGATCTCGAGGATGCTCCTACTGAGGAAGATGGTGCGTAAATGCCACTGAACTCTTCTCAGAAAGAAGCCGCCAGAGACTCTATTCGTCGATACTGTGAGCGGGCTGAGGAGAATAGAGCGCAGATTCATTATGATCAGAATCGGCCCATGAATCATCTGGGTCGATCTCCTTCGGTTCCGTTTACTACAGATTGCTCTGGATTTGTTACCGGAGCTTTTCGATGGGCGGATCTTCATAATCAGTTCTCACTGAAAGATCCCAACGGTTTGCACTATAGCGGATACGGTTTTACCGGAACTCTGCTTTCTTATAATCGTAAGGGACGAGTACCAACCGATCATAAATTCTATGTCGGAGACATGGCCATTTTTGGTCCACGTCTTTCAGACACAAGGCATGTCATTATTTGTAAAAGAAACGGTATGTGGATGACAGCTCTTTGGACTTCGCATGGTAGTGAACTTGGTCCGTATCCCGTATATTTGGGCTATCGTCCGGACCTTCTACTTGTTGTCAGAGCCGAAGATCTCAGATAATCGGAGGAGTAACATGACCGAAGAGAAGAAGGAGTCTGAAAAGACTGCCACGGAGAAGAAGGAAGAGGCCAAGCCAGGCAAAAAGTATGACGGGGGAGCTATTCCTAAGAGTTCTTCGTCTAAGTAAATACTAAGCTAAGGATAGGTGAAGTAGAATGGAACATAGTATCCTCACTAGTACAAAGAAGATTCTGGGGATTGCCGAAGATTACACCGTCTTTGATCTCGATATTATCACTCATATTAACACTGCTTTTTCTACTCTCACCCAACTCGGAGTTGGCCCCTCTGAGGGATTCATGATCGAAGATGCAGAAGCAGTTTGGCCTGAGTTTATCGTAGAGGATTTTCAGTACAATTCGGTGAAGTCCTACGTATTTCTCAAGGTTAAGCAGCTCTTTGATCCCCCTCAGACGTCATATCTAATTACGGCTACTGAGAAGCAAATTCAGGAGCTCGAGTGGCGTCTGAATGTTCATCGAGAAGATGAAGAATGGGTCGATCCAGATCCAGATGTGATGTACGTCGAAGATATTTATACTGGAGAAGTTACGGAGGTCTATAATGGCAAACGAGTCACGCGAAAGCTCCCAAGCTAAGCGGGAACGTCAGGACGCGGAGAAGGATGAGTATCGCAGGGCCCGACAGGTTCGTTTGGGCCATGTAGAGGCTCCTAAGCCGAAGGCTAAGCCGAAGGCCGAGCCCAAGCCCGAATCGGAATAGAGGCAAGATGGACAACGCCAATGTTGTCGACGATATTCTTGCTCATCATGGCGTTAAGGGTATGCGTTGGGGTGTTCGTAGAGATAGATCTTCGTCGGTCACAGTTAGTGATAAGGGAAAGAAGATTAAAACTAAAGGTGGCTACGGACATCCCGCGCACCCGGACGCGATACGCGTGCGCACGAGTGGGCAAGTAGCGAGGAAGAGCGGAGTCAAGGCTCTTTCTGATGATGAGTTGCAAGCGTATGCAAAACGAATTCAGCTCGAGCAGAACGTGAAGCGACTACAGTATAACGAATCGAGTCCTGCTGTGAAGTTCGTGAAATCTGTTCTTGGACAGACTGGAAAGCAGCAGGCCGCCGAGACTGCAAATACTGTTGCGTCAAAACAGATCAAGAAAGCTCTTGCTAAGAAAGCTCTTGCCTAGGAAAGGAGGTTAGGGTGAGCCTGTCTAATACTGCGATTCCGATTTACTACGGTCGGTTTCGCGAGGCAGTTCTCCGAGGCGAGATTCCAGTGAATCGTGAAATCTCTCAGGAGATGAATCGGATCGATTCGCTCATCGCTAACCCTAATATTTACTATGACGATCAGGCCGTCGAAGGATTTATTCGCTATTGCGAAGGCGAATTGACTTTGACGGACGGGTCAGACCTTCATCTTCTTGATTCGTTCAAACTCTGGTCCGAGCAAATCTTTGGTTGGTATTACTTCGTTGAGCGTAGCGTCTACGTACCAACCCCAGATAATCACGGAGGCCATTACGAGAAACGACAGATCAAGAAACGTCTGACTCTCAAGCAGTACCTAATCGTCGCTCGTGGTGCGGCCAAGTCGATGTATGCATGGTGCATTCATAGCTACTTCCTAAACGTCGATACGACGACAACGCATCAGATCACCACAGCACCGACGATGAAACAAGCAGAAGAAGTGATGGCTCCTGGTCGTACATCAATCGTACGATCTCGTGGACCACTCTTCATGTTCCTGACTGAAGGGTCTCTCCAGAACACAACCGGCTCGAGAGCCAATCGAGTGAAGCTGGCGTCGACGAAGAAAGGTATCGAGAACTTCCTTACCGGCTCTTTGCTCGAGGTCAGACCGATGGCGATCAACAAGCTTCAAGGACTGCGTCCTAAGATCTCGACGATTGACGAATGGTTGTCTGGTGATCTTAGAGAGGACGTTGTCGGCGCTGTTGAACAGGGAGCATCGAAGCTCGAGGACTATTTGATCGTTGCCATCAGCTCGGAAGGAACGGTCCGAGCCGGTTCTGGTGACACCATCAAAATGGAGCTTGCTGACATTCTTAAAGGCGAGTACTACGCACCGCACGTTTCGATCTGGCATTACAAACTCGACGAAATCGAAGAAGTTTCTAATCCGGCAATGTGGGTAAAAGCAAATCCGAATTTAGGATTGACGGTGTCTTATGAAACGTATCAGCTTGATGTGGAACGGGCCGAGAAAGCGCCAGCGAGTCGAAATGATATTCTCGCGAAGCGCTTTGGGATTCCAATGGAGGGCTATACCTATTTCTTCACTTACGAAGAGACCCTTCCACATCGTCGTCGAGAATTCTGGCAAATGCCATGTTCTCTTGGGGCCGATCTTTCCCAAGGCGATGACTTTTGTGCGTTCACGTTTATATTCCCGTTAGGACGTGAGCGGTTTGGAGTGAAGACTCGGAGTTACATTACTGAACTTACGTTGATGAAGCTTCCTGCTGCTATGCGACAGAAGTACGAAGAGTTCATCAACGAGGGAAGTCTTCATGTCATGCCCGGAAGTATTCTCGATGTCGGGCAAGACGTATACGAGGACTTGGACAAGTTCATTCTGGACTCCGAATTCGACGTTCGTACTTTTGGTTACGATCCGTACAATGCGAAAGAGTTTGTTCAACGCTGGGAAGCGGAGAATGGACCCTTTGGTATCGAGAAAGTAATCCAAGGAGCGAAGACTGAATCGGTTCCTCTTGGTGAGATCAAAATCATGGCAGAAGAGCGACTTCTGATCTTCGATCAATCTCTTATGTCATTCGCAATGGGTAACGCAATCACTCTAGAGGATACCAACGGAAACCGAAAGCTCTTGAAGAAGCGTCAGGACGAAAAGATCGACAATGTTGCCGCCCTTCTAGACGCCTGGGTTGCGTACAAGGTGAATAAGGAGGCGTTTGAGTAATGCCTACGAACTGGAACGCGTTCGTAAACACAGCCGCCATGGTTGTGATCGCGGTTTTCGTCGTTCTTGCTTACTTTAATGGATGGGGCTAGAGAATTTGAGCGATTGGGGAAAGGAGGTGAAATGTGGCACGATTTGGCCCGACGGTGAGACATGCTTGGAACGCATTTCTTAATCGAGACCAACGAGAGCTGAAGAAAAATTCGCCTTGGCCTATTCAGCCCGTTCCGAGCTCTTTCGAATACTATGGTCCAGCTAACAGCACAAGACCAGATCGTGTAAAATTTCGAATTCCCAATGAACGCTCGCTTATCTCTTCAATTTATACGCGTCTCAGTATTGACGTTGCGTCTGTTGACATGCGTCATGTGAGATTGGATCAGGAAAAGAGATACATCGAAGACATTGACAGTGGACTTAATAATTGTTTGACCGTTGAAGCTAACATTGATCAAGCAGCGCGCGCATTCAGGCAGGATATTGCAATGACACTTTTTGATAAAGGCGTCGCGGCTCTTGTTCCGGTCGACACAACCATTAGTCCAGAAAAAAGTGGCGGATTCGACATCATGACGATTCGTGTTGGCGATATTATGACGTGGTATCCACATCACGTGCGCGTAAGTGTATACAACGATCGACGCGCACAGCGAGAAGAGATCACGCTACATAAGTCTTCCGTCGCTATTATCGAAAATCCGTTGTATGCGGTGATGAATGAACCGAACTCAACGCTACAGCGTCTTCTTCATAAGCTCAATCTTTTGGACTCTATTGACGAGCAGTCGGCCTCAGGAAAACTCGATCTCATCATTCAGCTTCCATATGTGATTAAGTCTGAGAGCCGTAGAGAGCAAGCAGAGCAGCGCCGAAAGGATATTGAATTCCAGCTAAAGGGCAGCCAGTATGGCATTGCCTATACGGACGGAACTGAGAAGATCACTCAGCTGAATCGTCCAGCCGAGAACAACCTCATGGCCCAGGTCGAGTACTTGACCGAGATGCTCTACGGTCAGCTTGGTCTGACTAATGAGGTTATGAATGGTACGGCTGACGAGAAGGCTATGTTGAACTATTGGAACCGTACGATCGAGCCAGTTCTCACATCTATCGTTGAAGCTATGCGACGAAGCTTCTTGACGAAGACGGCTCGAACCCAAAGACAAGACGTTAAATTCTTCCGAGATCCATTCCGCTTGGTTCCGATTGAGAACATTGCGGAGATTGCCGATAAGTTTACTCGGAACGAGATCTTGACTTCGAATGAGATTCGGCAAGTTGTGGGTCTATCTCCGCATTCCGATCCGAAGGCTGACCGATTGGTTAATAGTAACATGCCAGCGTCTAATCCAGATCGAACAGCAACTAACGGACATTCCTCGGAGGCCGATCCGTCTAAGGTTGAGTTAGCGCCTATTCTAGTTACAAAATCTAGAAAGGACGTTCAAAATGGGAGTTGAGGCAAAGCCTGATTTTAGCGGCTATGCCACGAAGGCTGGTCTCAAGTGTTCGGATGGACGGATCATCACTCCCGATGCCTTCAAGCATCAGGATAAGGAAACTGTTCCGTTGGTCTGGCAGCACGGTCACAATGAGCCCGGCAACGTGCTTGGCCATGCGGTACTTGAGCATCGTGATGATGGTGTTTACACCTATGGGTTCTTCAATGATACCGATGCAGCGAAGAATGCTCGGACCCTAGTGGAGCATAAGGACATCAAGTCGCTTTCCATCTATGCCAATCAGCTCACAGAGAAGTCGAAGCAGGTTCTTCACGGCTTCATTCGTGAGGTGAGCCTTGTTCTGTCGGGTGCTAATCCTGGCGCGCTTATCGATAACATCACTCTGGCGCACGGCGATGGCGACATGGTTACGCTGGAAGATGAGGCAATTATCTACACGGGTTTGGAGCTTTCTCACGCCGACGAAAAGTCGGGAGAGAAGGTTGAACACTCTGAAGACGACCCGACTGTTCAGGATGTCTACGATTCGATGAGTGATGAGCAGAAGGAAGTCGTCCACTATATGATCGCTACTGCGCTTGAGAGTTCCGCAAAGACGCTTAAGCAGTCGGATGATTCTGACGAGAAGAAGGATGAGTCAACGTCGGATCTCGTCCATACTGATGACAATAGTGGAGAGGAAGGACGGCGTATGTCACGTAATGTCTTCGAGCAGCAGAGCGGAGGCAAGAAGGAAGAGAAGCA